TCGAGGATCCCGATAACCCGTCGGACGCCGAGCAGCAGACGTGCGGGGCGTGCGGGTACGTGTGGACCGATGAGGAAGTCCCCCCGATGACCCGCCGCCTATCCCCGGCCGCCGCCTCGATCGCTGCGGCGATGATGGACGGCAACGGGGTCCGTCTCCCGGCGACCCCCGATGAGCGCGCGACGGATTGCACGTGCGCGCACGGGTTGCACCAGATCGAACCGGAGCGGGGTTGTTTCAGCTCTACGTGCCCGTGTGCCGGCTTTTGGGAGGTCCCCCGATGATCTGGACTGAGCAATCGTGCATCGTGCTCGGCCCGCACGATCAAGAGGGCGGCGTTTACGTGTGGTGGAACGACGACGCCGACGCTGAGGCTATGGCGGTCGGCGGCCGGGTCGTTCAGCTCAACAGCGACCCGGAACACCTGTTCTCGGATTTCCGGCCCGGCGCGACCGGCCCGGCCGCTGAGGCGGCCGAGCACTACCGGCGCGACGTCGGGGCGGCCGACACGATCGCGCGGATAGCGCAGCACATGTAGGCTCGGCCCCGTGTAGGTCCACGGAAAGCGGCCCGCCCCGACGTACCACGGGGCGGGCCGCTTTGACGTGCCGGGGCCTAGAACACGCGCACGTCGCGCACATCGCGTGCGAAGTGATCCTGTAGGAACCCGAATCGCTCGGTCTGGTAAAAGACGTTCTCCTCGTGATGCCGGGCGCGGAACACCTCGACGCCGGGGCACACGTGGTTGACGAACACGAACTGACCGCCGTAGAAGCCCTCTTGAATGTAGGTCAGCGTCTCGTCGCACCGCTGGTGATGGGTGGGTGCCGTGGTCGCCGCCGACGCCGACGCGGCGGTGAGCCCTAGGCCGAGCGCGGCGACGGCGGGCAGCGTGGCCCCGATGAGCAGAATTCGGCGGAACCCGCCCCGGATCTTGCGCGTCATAGTTGCGTCCTCTCATTGTTCGATCCCGCCCCCCGGCCCGGTCCTTACCCGGCCCGTCGGGGTCCAACGTGCGGCGCGGCCCTGAGATCGATTCTGCGGGCTCGCCGCTGCCGCGAGGGTACTCGCAAGCGCAGGGTCGCGGTCGGCGGTCCTGCGCTAGCGGGGCGCGTCCCGTGGCCTGTTTCGGCCCTTCCCACCGTAGCGGCGTCATCCGTCACCTGGGGGTTTCGATTCGGTGTCGGCCTCGACGGGATCGGGGATCCCTAGTTCGCGCAGGATCACGAGCTGTCGCCGGTATGACTCGTGAGCCATCCGCATTAGCTCGGCCTGCCCGTGGCGCCCGCGGGTCGTGAGCCAGAGCGTGCGGAACACGCCGACGAGTTGGGCGAGCCCGGCGATCGCCGCCCATAGCGTGATCAGGAATTCTAGGTGGACCTGATAGAGCACGTCGGCGAGCGGCGTCGTGGTGCCCGGCGAGATGCGCGGCGCCGGGGTCGGCGACACGCCGAGCCAGTGCACGGCTAGCCGGGCGGCGGGAACGGCGCCGCGTGGTGCGTGCCCGGCCGCCCGGGATGCGTAGCCGGTACGAACACGATCCCGAATAGCCACAGGTATTGCACGCCGCGGGCGTTCGGGAAGTCGGCGGGTTGCGACCAGAGCTGGACGCCTGCCCCGTTGATCAGCACTTGAGCGGTGAAACGGCCGGTAGCGATCGGCATATAGCATTCAGCCGCGCAAGCGAAGATCATCGCATCGACGGTGAACCCCGGCGGCATCGTGGCGATCGGCCCCGCGGGCGGTAGCGCGGTCGGCGGCTCGAAGGACACGCACCCGGTCAGGTAGCAAATGCCGTGGTGATAGTACAGCCGGGGCGTAGCGCCCGGGACTAGCGCGTCGCGCCAGCCGGGGGCCATCGTCAGCGGGATCCCGATGGGCGGGGCCTCGAATTCGGCGCGGGTGATCTCGCCGGGGTCGCCCTGCGGCCCGGTCGGCCCGGCCGGTCCCTGCGGGCCTGGCTCGCCCTGGTCGCCGATCGGTCCCGGCCCGCCCGGTATGCCTTGCTGGCCTTGCCAGCCCTCGAGACCTTGCGGGCCTTGCGGTCCTTCCGGGCCTACCGGCCCCGGTATGCCTTGCTCGCCGTCGGCGCCGGGCGGTCCCTGCGGTCCCTGCGGCCCGAGAATCGAGCCGATCTCGACCCATCCAAGCGGCGTATTGGTTTGCGACACGAACCCGTATAGGTCGCCGTCCCGCGGGTCGCCCTCGCGGTGATAGAGCAGCGCGTCGCCGATCCGGCACTGATAGGCGGGCTGACCGGGCCTATCCCAATCGATCGGCAGATAGCCGGACGGCGGTAGCTCCTCGGGTGTCCGCTGGATACCGAACTGCCCGACGATAATCGCGGCGGCGCCGTCCTGGCCGGGCGGCCCCTGGACCCCGGTTTGCCCGGTCGGCCCCTGCGCGCCGCCCGGCCCGGCCGGTCCCATCTCGCCGCGGGCGCCCTGACCGCCCGGTATGCCCTGCGGCCCGCCCGGCCCCTGGAATCCTTGCTCGCCGCGGGCGCCCTGCGGGCCGGGCGGTCCCTGCGCCCCCGGCCCCCCGGCCGGTCCCTGCGCCCCAGGCGGGCCGGGCGGCGCCTGTAGGATCCCCGGAGTTATCCACGGCTGGCCGTTCGGCGACAGCTCGCCGACGAACGTCCATAGCGTCCCGTCCGGGTCGTAAATGAGCGACCAGCCTAGCTCGATCTGAGTGTCGCGGATCGGGCGGCCGAGCCCGTCCCAATCGGCCTCGATAAAGCCGTCGGGGGGCAGCTCGTTAGGCTGCCGCTGCGCGCCGAACGTCCCGACGATCAGCGTTGCCTGCCCACCGGGGCCGGTCGGGCCGTCCGGTCCTTGCGCGCCGGGCGGGCCGGGCGGCCCCTGCGGGCCGGGCAGCCCGGTTATCACGTCAACCGCGCCGGGCGGGCGCGGCACTTCTACGTCGTAGACCTGGTCACTCATGAGTCACGTCCGGTGTGACGGCTACGCGGCCCCGGACCGCGGTAGCGACCCGGCCGTCCGGCCAAGTCAGTTGCATATCCCATCGGCCCGTCGGCGTCGACCTCGACAGTTGCGCCGACAGATGGAGGGTAACGACGTTCGGTAGCGCGACCTCGACGGCGAGCCGGACCGCCGTAGCGGCGTCGGGATCGCGGCGGATCTGCGCGGCGACGTCGACCCCGGCGAGGTCGTAAGGCTCGGTCCGCTCGGGGTCGGCCCAGAGCCGGAATACCCACGTCCGGGAGTCGCCCCGGTAAATGTAGAGCGGCACGTCGGGCGGGGCGCCGAGCACGGCGGCCGGGGCGTACTCGAGCGCGGCGGTCATTTCGCGTTACCGCCCCGGTCGGCCCACGCCCACACGCCGCCCCCGGACCCGCGGGTGTACGTGCACACCTTCCCGGCCTGGTTCGTGTAGATGATCATGACGCGCCCGGCCGGGTCGATGTCGATCGCGCATCCGCTCTTGGCGTTCGAGCCCTTATCGACCATATGCCAGGCGCCTTTAGTGTCCGGCCCCTGATAGTAGATCCGGTTATCCGTCCCGATGCATGCCATATAGGGCTGCGGGTCTTTGCCCCAGAGCTTGATTGCTGCGGTCATGTCTGCTTGTCCTCCTGTCGGTGGGGTCGGGGTCGAGGTCGCGCCGCCGAACGCCCGGCGCAAGATCTCGCCGCGCATGTTCAGCCGCACGTCGCACGGGCACGCGGTGTTGACCGCCATCCGGTGATAGCCGAAACCGCGCCCGCCGTTCGAGCTCGCGAGCTGGTTCGGCCAGCCGTGACGGCGGGCGCCCTCGGCGTAGAGCCGGGCTAGGGCGGCGATCATGCCCTCGGTCATCGGTTCGTCGCGGCCCTGCGGGCAGCCCTCGGTCTCGACGCCGACCCAGTTGCTATTGAGGTCCCGGCCATGCCAGGACACTTTCGCCGTGTCGACGTATTGCTCGATCACGCCGGTTTTGCTCACCCAGAAATGCGCCGAGACCTTAGACGCGGGGTTGTTGAAAAACCCGTAGAGCGACCCGTTACCGGCCTGGTGATGGAGCACTAGCCCGCGCTGGCTGGCCAGGTTACCGCCGACGTTGTTACTGATCGGCCGCCACGTCGCGCAGTCGAACCGGGCCATTTAGCCCTCGCCGCCGATCTCGGTTTCGGGGTCGGCGGGCTCGGCGGGGCCTGCGCCGCCGTCGTGTAGCTCGCCGTCATCATCGGGCGGGACTAGCCGCTCATCTTGCTCGGTCATCGCTTTGTCCTCCTCTTAGCGGGCATCGGTTGGACTGCCTCGCCCTCCTCGGTCTCGAGTTGCGGGACGAACGGGATATCGGGGTTGGCTACGGCGAATGAGCCGGATATGCGCAGGTTCCCGCCCACGCCCGCTTGGAGGGCGACGAGCGAAAGCCCCCCGGATCCGTCGATGTAGGTACGCGCGAACCCGGTCGCCGAGGCGGGCGAGCCAAAGTTGGGGGATACCGGCCATGACGTCGCGCGCACGGGCCGGTAAGCGGGCGGGAACGTGAAAAACGCCTGATTGGGATTAGCGGCCGGGACCGATATCGTGCCGATCACCTCGACCATGCTCCGGTCCGCGTTCAGCCGGTATTGCGGCAGGTAATCGCCGCCACCCGGGGCGCCGAACCCGTTTGTCAGCGGGGTCATGGGATGCCACGGGTCGAGGTCCAGCTCGGCGGGCGGGCCGGGCGGTCCCTGCGGTCCCTGCGCGCCGCCCGGCCCGGGGTTGCCCTGGGGGCCGGGTGGCCCGTCGGCGCCGGGCGGGCCTTGCACGACGCCGGGGTTAAGCCACGGGCCGCCGATGGCGATTTCGCTAACGAACGTCCAGAGTCCCCCGGTCGGCTCGTAAATCAGCGACCAGCCGACCTCGAGTTGTACCGGGCCGGGCGGGCGGCCGGATCCGTCCCAATCGGCATCGATGAGCCCGTCGGGGGGCAGCTCGGCGGGCGCGCGGTTAACGAAACTGCCGACTATCAGCGTGGTCTGACCGGGGGATCCGGGCGGGCCGGGCGGCCCGACCGGGCCGGGCGGGCCGGGCTCGCCGCCCCCGCCGCCGCCGCCGTAATCCTGGTCGAGCGGTATCAACTGCATCTGCGCGGAGATGATCGCCCCCGCGGGCACCCGGACCAGGCCGAGCCGGACCCCGGTGTAATCGCCTGCGGGCAGCACGGCGAGCCGGTATGTCGCCGTGTCGGGGTCGGTGATGACCGCCCAGATTTCATCCTCGCGGTTTTCGGCGCCGCCCTGCGCGGCCTGGACCTCGACGTCGACGTCCGACGTGATCACGGCGACGGTCCCGTCTCCGCACTGCGCGAGGGCGAGCCAGCCCGGGTCGATGTTGATACCGAGCCCGAGGGCGGGCGATAGCCGGACCGGCGTCACGATGCCGACCCGCCGCGCCGCGAGCGCGGTAATCACCTGCCGGTCGTCACGCGCCGCGTACCGGCCCGACTGGCCCCACCGGAGCAACCCGCCCGGCGTGGTCATGACCCGATGTCCTCGACGGTGATCTGTAGCCCGTCGCCCTGGTTAACCGAGCAGTGGTAATAACTGCCCGTGCCCGCGGCCCAGATCCGGCCGTCAAAGTTGCGGCTTACGTGCGCGGCGTTCGGCGGGTGCTGAAAGACCCACTCGACTTCCGCATGAGTCGCGGCGCCGAGCTGCCGGTAAGCGATCACCGCGGCGCGGCCGAGGATAGCGGCCTGCGCGTTCTGTCCCTCGGTACGCGACCCGATGCCAATCCGGCCGTTGAGTGTCTGACCGGACACCATCATCGGTGAGTTAGCGGTAAACCTCGCCCGGTACCACTGTCCGGGCTCGAGGGTAAACGCGCCGGTTACCCACGTGTAGACCCACGCTTGATCCCATGTCTGCTCATTGCGCAGCTCGTTTACCGGCGTGTTGCGCCATTGCATCATCAGCCGCCGCTCGAGCGCGGCAGTGACCGGGCGGATATCCATCTGAGACGAGAGGGTCGCGTTCGGCGGGACGATGATCCGGCCGATGATCAGACCGGCCTGCCCGGCCAAATCTGCCGCGGGGATGACCCGCATCGTCCATGTGCCCTGATCGGGTTGCGGTTCTACCCAGATGACATCCTCGCGGGTCGTCGTCGCCGCGCCGGGGTTAGCGCTCACGGTCTGGTCGGTGCGGGATCCGACTACCGCGCTTGTCCGGTCCCCGCAGTCGGTGACGCCGAACCATCCGCCCGTGATGATCACGTCGAGCCCGGCCCCGGCCCGGGCCACGATCGGCCACGCCAGCCCTACCCGGGACCGGGTAACCGCGGCGATCACCTGCCGGTCATCGATCGCATCGTAAATACCGCCCTGGCCCCATGCCAGCAACCCGCTTGGCTGTTCACTCATCGGGGACCGTCCTTTCTGCCATCGGCCCGGCGTGGAATACGCCCTGTAGCGTCGTGTCGAGCCGGTCGAGGCGCCGGGCGAGCGTCTCGCGCGGCGCCGGGGGCGGGCTCGGCGCGGCGACCGTCCATGTCGCTATGCCGGTCTGCGCGTTGACGTCGATCTCGATCAGGCGGCCCGTGACGTCGAGCCCGCCCGGCATCAGCGGGGTTACCGCCCGGATCGTCACGTCATCGCCGACCCCGTATTCGGTGATCGGGGGCAGCGACTCAGGCGGGCTCGCCGACAGTGCCAGCGTCGGCGCGGCGTAGGTCGCCGCGTTCGTCAGCGCCCGCTCATCGAGCGTCCGTTGGAGGATCGTTCCGGGCCAGTCATCGACGGCATCGAGGCGCGGCAGGTCGGGTTGCGGCCGGGCGACTATGGCGACCGGCCGCGGCGTCTCTGCGGTCGCGTCCTCGGGCAGGTCGCCGACCGCAAACGTATGGGTCCGTAGCTGATCGGAATCCCACGTCGCCCGGTAGCCCAGGGCGCCCCCGGGCACGGTCACGCCGAGCCCGGCGCCCGAGGATCCGACCCGCGGGTACGCGCACCGCAGCACGCATTCGGGCCGCCCTGCCGGGCTCATCCGGTATTGCGCCCGGAATTCCGGGCCGTTGAGCACGTTCGCCAGGTTGATAAGCAACTGCGCCCGCGAGGTCGACTCGAGATACTCATACTGACGGGTGCGGATGAAACCGGGGCCGGGGTCGCCCTCCCAAAAACAGCCGACGGCGGTCGCGGGTCCGGCGAGTTGATAGGCGAGGTCGACTTGATCCATCGTCCACGGGATGCCCATGCGGATGTCCCACTGTCGGCGGGCGAGGTAGCCGGGCAGCTCGGTCAGCGTGATATTGGCCCACGCCGCGCCGTTCTCGTCGGTGATGCCGGTCGGGACGCCGCACCAGTAGGGCTGATTGTCGTAGAACGCCCATAGCCGCCACGACCATAGGCGGCGTAGCCGGGCCTCATCGATCCCGCAGGGGAGTACGACGGTCGCCTGACCGTGCCCGAAATTCGACAGCCGGGACGTGCATGCGAACGCCGATACGTCGACGTTGCCGAGCGGCACGGGCTGACGGTTGACCGGGATCAAGTCATCGATGTAGGGCATCGTGTCGGCCCAGAATGTCCACGCGCCGGGCAATGGCACGACGGGCCGGGGCTCGAGCAGCGTTACAGCCATGCGGACCGCCACGCCAGCGTGACCGACCCGTATCCGGCTGAGTAGAGAAACCAGCGGGCCGACGATTGCGGGGCGACCGTGATCGACCTCGAGCCGGGCAGCACGAACGACGCGCGGGATAGCCC